TACCTGAACACGGCGACCGGTAACCCAACCAACCAGAAGAGCACTTTCTTCCCCCTCAAGTTCTTCTTCTGCAAGGACACCTTCCTGGCCCTGCCACTGGTGAGCCTTCAGTACGCCGACGTGGAGCTGCGCATCACCTGGTCCAGCCAGCTGAGCGCAACTGTCAATTTCGGCCCCACCACCAATCCCCTTCTGTCGGCGACTCCTCTGGCCTCTATCAACGTGGCCTCAACGGTCGCCTTCAACGGTCTGACGGCCAACGTGACCAACGTGGCCCTGACGACCACCTCGGGCGTCTATAACGGCCCACTCTTCCCAGGTCTGCTCCTGAGCAACGTGGGCGGCCTGGTTGATTCCAACACCAGCTCTGTGGTCCAGAGCATCTACGGCAACCTTCTAACCGGCACCTCTAACACTCTGAGCTCCAACTTGATAGTCTCCTTCGCAAACGTAGTTTCCCCTTCATCCAACCTGCTTTACCCAGCAAACACTACGGCCAACCTGTACGCACCAGTGGCCTCTGCGGCAACCGTGGGTGTGACAACGGTGAATGCTGGCCTGCTCACGGCATCTCTCAGCATCGCTCGCGTGGCATCTCCATCGGCAGGCACCATTCAGCCCGGTCAGTACGTGGCTGGTCTGCCAATCCCAGGCCCAGTTGTGGTGGCCTCGAGCAACGCAACCACGGTGACGGTGACCTTCCCACTCACACCATCACTGGTTAATATCCCAGCAAACACCGTCTTCAGCTTCTTCCCAGGTGTGGCCGTCAGCACGACCACTTACTCCCAGCTGCAGTTTGTGGCATGGGCCAACTACATCTACCTGGATCAGGCGGAACGCAAGTTCTTCGCCGACAACACGCACGATCTGCTCATCCACCAGGTGCAGCGCGTGCCCATCAGCAATCAGCCCATGCAGGAGTTGGCACTGGCTCACCCAGTCAAGTACATCGCCTTCCAGTCGAACAGCTACGCAACTGTCTTCCAGAACGGCAACAACTCAGTGAATGCGGCCAACTACTACCTGAAGACCCAGATCAACGGTGTGGATGTCGGTGAGTACAAGTCTCTGTCTCAGTACGTGGATCTGCCCCAGTACTACAACACCCCATACGGCTATGTGCATAACAACGCCGTGTCCAACGTGGCAATCATCAGCTACTGCCTGGACACCTCCAAGAACCAGCCAACCGGCACGATCAACTTCTCGCGCCTGGACACCTACCGCCTGGTCACCCCAGTGCAGCTCACCAACGGTCTGCTAGCACTGACCAACCCAGCAGTCGCCAACCCCTACCTGTACGCAGTGAATTACAACGTGCTGCGCATCCAGAATGGCCTCGGCTCGCTGCTGTACGCAAATTAAGTTGAAAACTAATATAAAATGCCACTCTGGATCTGGCTTATTCTCGCCATGCTCGTCTTTTTGGCGAGTTATGACAAGCGCAGCGGTAATCTTCAAAATTTTTTTGGTCCAGAATTAATAGTAGAGGGCCATGGCAGCTCTTCGAGAGAGACACAAAGCAATAGCAATACCGATGAGTCAAATAGAGGGGGTCCCTCACTTTCTGGTCGTGCATGACAGAAGGTACCGTGAATGGACCTTTGTCACAGGCGGGTGTCGCCGACGCGAGGTCTATAATCCGCTAAGATGCGCGGTTAGAGAACTCGAAGAAGAAACACGTGGAACGATCAACCTGAAGAGAGGCTCTTACGCCTACTTCAAGTTTTCGACGGACACTCCCGAACCTAGAGATATAGAAGATGGCGTTGATGTCCTCAATACCTATCACGTCTATGTATTTGATCTCCCAATGACTTCAATAGAACACCGCCATATAGTTAAACGGTTCGATGAAGAGAAGGAGAAGATGGAAGGTCACCTCGTTCCGTTCAGAAAGAATTACGATGAAAATGACTACTGTGAATTCGATACCCTAGAGGGAATCACCAAACGTGAAAACCTATGGCCCATGATCAGAGCTCACGTCATTAAGAACCCTGAATTTGTTCAGGCAATTAGGGCCAGAAATAAAACTCCATTTAACTTGAAAATTTAACGCGTAAAAAAATATTCAAAAAGAAACCTATATTGTATTAGACATGACTCCCAACAAGCTCTGGTATGCTCAGAAGCTCGCGACGCTCCGAAATGACGGTTCCAAACCCGAGGAGATCGCGGAGCAAATGACCATTCGCAGATTGTGTTACGAAATTGAGAAGATCGAGGAGGCGGAGGTGGAGCCCAAGGCCGAGCCCGAGGTCGAGGAGGATCCCGCTGCACCAAACGAAGAAAAGAAGAAGAATGATCGCAGAAAGAAGGTTAAGAGTTTTTGGTCTAGAATTATATTGGATTCTTCCTCATCTTCAGAGTCCGATTCTGACTTAGAAGAGAAAACACCTAATTAATTATGAACCTAAATTTATGGTCAGTACCCAAAGCCCCCGGGACCCACACCCTCATGGATGGTGGGATCCTATTCGTGCCCGATGAAGATTCAGATGCATTTTTTCAGACTTATATTTCACAAGTGAAATTGGGAAAGAAATTGTATGTCGTCGAGCAGAAGACCGAGGTGTTCAAGTTTTTCGTGGATCTCGATTACAAGGCCCAAGAAAAACCAAGTGATGAATTTATTATCAAAATTTGTGAAGCAATTCACGAGGCTCTCGACAAGCCCGGCAGGTGCTGCATTGCTCGCGCCCAGTCGCGCCCAGTCAAGGAGGGGATCAAGACTGGCGTCCATATTCACTGGCCTGATTTCAAGGTGACCAAGCCTCAGGCGGTGTCGGCGCGGGCTAGAATTCTACTCGCCATGCCTGACGGGCCGATTGACTGGAACTCGGTGATTGATTCTAGCGTCTATGGCGGATCCGGGCTCCGGATGCTTTGGTCTCACAAGAAGCCGTCAGGCGACCCGTATGTTCCGTGGAAGCAGCTTGACGGGCCGGATTTCTCCAAGGAGCCCAATGTCGAGACACTAGCCCTGTTCTCGATGCGCACGAGCATCAAGGAGGGGAGGCCCAATCTGTTTGACGACGAGACGCCCGCAAGCGAGCCCATAGAGGAATTCATCCAGCGGTACATTCAGGGTCACAGGCAGACGCAGGTGAAGAAGATTCAACGGCTCGAGGCTGGTTCTGACGCTTGGTACGTTCAGACTGATTCCAAGTACTGTGAGCGCATAGGGGAAGAACACAGGTCAAATCACGTGTGGTTTCTGATAACCAAAGGGAGAATTTGCCAGAGGTGCTTCAACGAGGAGTGCAAGTCGTTTTCTGGAGCTGAGCATATTCTTCCTCCCAGTATAGTAGATGAAATCGTTGTTGTTGGTAGCCCTCCTACTAATTCTTTTCTGGGTCTTCTTTCCGAGAAGCACTCGAGGCCAGTTCCGGAAGTACGAGCAGGAAATACATCCGTACTCTGGCCTTGACCCAACCAGCTGGCAAAGGTTCCTCAATAACATGGATCTTTTTGAATCTAAATTAGAAACAGATTTGGACACGGCGGCGGAAGCTCTCTATACAGCACTTGAAAATATACGTGATATGAGTCTAGGTATCAGGAAAGCTGATGATGGGCAGTACCAATCGGAATTGGAGGCCGTGGCACTCAGACTAGCTTACGAAGGTGAATTTGAATTAAATAGAGTTGCTCTTTCACAAGGTCTTCGGTTTTATCCAAAGTACTTAAACGAGACGACACAGGAATACCCAGATAATGGCCCAGCCTTCATCCCAGCCACCGTCAGATCTCACGGACAGTGAGGTTCCAGCGCAGCGCACCCGTTCCGGACGTGTATCTAAGCCCCCTGTTCGCTACGAGCCTGTTGAGCAAGTAGAGGACGATTACGCCAGCGACGACTACGACACGGAGGACCCAGCTACAGATGATGATGAAAGTGACGTTGATTCAGAGGACATTTCAGATGAGGAAGATGCAGATGAGGATGGAAATTTGGATGGTTTCGTAGTGCCAGATAAAAGCGAGAGTGACGAAGAAGATAATGGACCCCCCATCGTTCCTGTCAAAAAGCGACCAACCACCGGCAAACGAGTGGCCGGCCGAGCCAGAGCGTGAATCTCGTCCTCAGATTTTCGAGCAGCCGCGTGCAAACGCTCCCGCCATCAATATCGATGAGCTCAAAAATAACCCAGTGGTCATCGGGATTCTCATCGGTATTGTCATCGGTGTTGTTCTGATGAATATGCGCCCTGTAATTATTAATCCTACCAAGTAGTATATGAATCAGGAAAAACAGCTGGCTCTCATAAGAAAGACTAATAACAACGTACAAGAGCGCTTGCGCCGTGCATGGCGCTTGCACCGTTTTGCCACAACTCCGGCCGAGCGCCATAGGGTGGCAAATCGTGTTCTGAACCCTCTTATTACATTGATAGAGAGGCTTTATCTTCAGGAACTAAGACTAATTAATCGTCTTCTCCGGAGAAGTGAAATTAGACAAGGCGCCCCAGTTACTATGTTTAGAAGAAATGCAGGTAATGTAGGTGCTGCAAATTGGCTCGTCGCGAAGGCCAAGGCACAGGTGCGTTACAACAGTCAGGGTATTCTTCGTAATCAGCTCAGAAACAAACTAAGAAATCAGGGTTTGAGCTCTGAACTCATCAGCAAGATATTAAAGAATGCATATCCAAACAAAAATGCATTTGGATTAAGTAATCATGTACGCAACTAGGTGGCCTGACTTTGAGTTGGTACCGGTGAAGGTGCCAATTGGGCCAGTGCGTTCTTTAGTTAGATCCTCTTGAAGGACACCAATCCACGGGTTTTCTCTCACCTGTGTCTTGGGTTCCATATCGCGAAAAAGCTCATATTGGTTATCGGGCGTGCCCACTCCTGGTACGACCTCACGAGGCGCGCCGAGCGCTGCATCATAGGCCGGAACAGATTTGGAAATTGGTGCAGGTGGGCACAATTTCGGAATGCGAACGTAGGCCAGCCAAAGAAGCAGGCCTATAATCACCAATCCGACTAGAACACCTAGCATTTACTATTTGTATTTATTTTTCTACGCCTCAGTCTCGGGCTCCTCGGTCACTGGAGCCAGCGCGCCCTCGGCCTCGAGGCGGCGGCGCTCAATCTCAGCCGCCACCCTGGAGTCGGCAATGGCCACCAGCTCCTCGATCGGCTTGTCTGGAAACTCCTTCTTCAGGTCATCCAGCAGATCAGCTGGGTGGGGAATGGGAGGAACGTCCGGCTTGGTGTAGAACTTGGAGTTCTCGTCCGATGGGTTAATGAAGGGGAACTCACCCTCAATTGGCTTGGCCACCGAGTCGCGCTTGCGCTTCTCGAACATAGCCGCCGCCTGAGCCTGGTTCTCCTTGTACTTGGTCATAATCTCCTCGAGCTTCTCATTCTGATAGTGGACATCGTCAATACGGTC